TGAACAAACATGTTCATGTCGGGCTCGATGGCGATCACACGGCTTATGAAAGCGTCTTTCGGAACAGTAGTAACCTTGCTTGCCTCCCTCAGTTTAATATGAGGGCGGCCATCGTCTGTGGAACGACCCTGTGTGGCTGTTCGCCATACGGGACTAAGTCCAAGAATCGACTCAGTCGTAGCAAGGTTGTCAAACGTGGTTTCGGGGGACTCCCCGTATTTGAACGGAAGGTGTCTTTTCGGGAACGGCAACCGCGTTGTGCTGCCAGGACCGAAGTCGAAGAACCGTGCGGGTTTTGACCATCTAAAAGGACCCAGTACCCTTTCTATGTTTTTTCGGGCGATGCGAAATGCATCGGCGAGGTCAGTTCTATATTGACCCATTCGAAAGGACCGGATCCGGTCGTTGGTTTCCCCACACTGCTCTTCACACTCTAGCCATTTAGTAATGGCTAAACCATCCTTATCAGAAGACCCGGGCAAACCCGGGTACTTCCTTAGGAGCGAAGCACCAAGTAACTCTAGGGCGAACCGTTCGTGATCGGTATGATCACGTGGCTCGGGCCTAAGTTCGGTGCCACGCTGGTATTCGCCTTCCCTGAATAAACAGGAGACTGCGAAGGAGTGCGTTCCTGGGATTCTATCGAGAATGCCAGTAACAAGTTCCAATGAAGGAACGCCCAAAACACTATCAGCACTCCGAGGAGTGCCGCGACGCTGCGTAGCCATAGGATTGCCTCATGTGCTATGTGGTAGAAGACGGCCACTCTATCGTTGGATTGAAGTGTCGCCCCTTCGCGATCGATGAATGTTGCCATAGTGGTAACCGAGAGTCAATAAATCGACTCGAGGCTCTCCACTACAGCAGTCATCGCCGCGTTGGCCAGAAGGTTCCGGTGCAGAGCACTGAGGTCCTTTCGGTTCTGCAGGGTCGACCTCTCGGGCATCCAGTATTTGGTCTCGGCGATGAGCTTGTAAGCTACCGTCGGGGCCGGCTGGATACCGGAAGAGGTTGAAGGGCTTGTGACTTCGAGAACTGGCGTCACGGTACGCGCGGTCACCAGATACATCTTCTCGATGGACTTGGGCGAAGGCGGACGCAAGGAGATATCCACGGTCAGATAACCGACCGGGATGCCGCCAGCACGATCCGCGTACTTCGCTACCATATTTCCGTCGATACCCACCGGACCGAATACATGGGCCAGGGGGGTTGCTGCACCGTCATTGACGGTGATATTGCCGATAGCCGGCATGGGCTGTTTTCCTTAGTCTAACGATTAACGGAAGGCCCCACGCAACAAGGCTAAACCATTTGCCATGTGTGTGAGGGATAACGGGTTTTTGAACCCGGGAAAACGAGGAGCAGGGAGGGACCCGTAAACACTCCTGACCAGCTGGTCATAGGAGCGGGACCCTCCAAAGCCTCTCGTCGTGTAACCAGACGTGCTGCCGTCAACTTCACTTCTTCCATCGACGGTACACTTCGTGGTTACGTTCGTCATACTCATCCTGACAGACCTAGATCCGCCAAGAAAAGTATAACCTGCCGAGGCA